GGCATGTCGTGAGATGGTTGACCTAGAGGATAGGTTCTTGGATTTGGTGTTTGAGCAGGGTGATATACCGGGCCTGACTAAGTCTGAGATGCAAGAGTACATCAGGTACATTGCTGACCGTAGGCTACTACAGCTAGGTTTGAAGCCCAACTACGAGGTGAAGGACAACCCACTAAACTGGCTTGACGATGTGTTAGGTGTAGAGCATCAGAACTTCTTTGAAGGTCGTGCAACTACCTACATGAAGGCTGGACTCAGGGGTGATGTTGGTAAGGTTAAGTTTTCTAATGTAGCTTGAGTAGACTTGGGGGCGCAATGCCCCCTTTTCTTAAAGTCCAGTGAGTACCTTGCTTTTAGCTTCTTCTTCATCAATGCGTTCTTGTCTTTTCTCCATGCCTCCACCAAGGAATGTGTAGTATAGTTTACCCAGTACACCTACATTCTTTAACGCTCTCTCAACCTCATCGTTATCCAGAGATTTTGTTTTTGCAACCTCTACTAATGCTGTACCAACATCATCTATTACGTTTAGAGCAGGAGGAGTAAATGTTGCAGAGATAGCCTCTCCTAACTTACCTTCACTTATGTATCTATCAACAAGATAGCGGTTTAGGAAAGTTGTAGCCATTAAAGTATTGATAAAGTTATCTGTGTAGTTGCTCGGCGTAAGTGCTCTTGAGTCTCCGCCTGATAAGTAGTAGTCTCTTAATGTACCTACTGCGGCATTGCCTAAACCAACAGTTCCTGCATACCTAGCAAGATCACGCAGTCCTTCTAATCTTGTCTCTTTATCCTTTGACTGCATCTTAGCTACGCTCCTGTTTCTCACAAGATCTAGCTGCTTAATCATATAACTTTTTAAGCTATAGAATATACGGCCATTAGGATTCTTCAAGTATGCTTCAGGCATTTCTGTTAAAGTTACAGGCTGAACATCCGTTAAGTCATTCCAAACTAAAGTCTTAACTCTGTCTGTTATCTTTCCGCTTTGAAGCTCCTGTGTAAGCCTGCTTATATCACCACCAAACACATCGCTCCACTGCTCCTCAAGTTTACGCCTTCCTTCTGGAGTAGCTGACATCTGCCGGTATTTACGCAAAGAAGAATTAATAAGAGCGTTTTTACCTACCTTGTCTATAAACTTAAAACCTGAAAGTCTAAGAGTAGTATCCATAGCTTTACTAAAGCCGCCGCCACTGTTCATCTCAGCAGCTACGTTATCAATAACACCTAACTCTTCAGCAGTCAGTTGTTTTTTACCCATCAAAGAAGCAAACGTGTTCTTAAGTCCGTTTAAGTAAACCGCACTACCTACGTCTCCTAACTGAACTAAAGCAGAGTCTAACTGAGCCAGTAAAGCTATGTACTGTAAGTCTCTACCTTTAGCAATAGTGTCATTCATCTTTAGGTCTTCGCCTTCAAACCTAGCGTTAATAAGGTCTGTAAGCTCATCCACCTGCTTCTGTGGCAGGTCTTCCGTTAGCTCACGTATCAGTGATCCAGCAGAGTTACGATAGTCTAAGTCTTCACTACCTTCTCTCTTCATGCCATTTTTACCAAAGAACCTACGCTTCTCAATCTCACGTATGGACTTGTTAAGGTACATCTGCAAGGACTCAGGAGCAGAGTGGTAGAACCTTTGCAAGTTCTCTTCTAGGTATGGTATCTTACGTGAGCTAGTTAAACGCTTCAGTCCTTTAGGTGTAGGTCTGTAACCCATAAGGACTTTATTTATGATGTCATCTTTCTGTGCAAGAGTAAGTTCATATTGGTCATTTTCTTTTGCTTTAGCTAAACGTGCGCGTTCAGATTCTAGTGCTTGACTGATGTAGCTCTTGGTCTTAGAGCCTATAGCCATCATCAATCCTTCACGATCTTTTACAGACCGTGGGAAGAAGTCATCAAGATACTTAACGTCTATACCTGCTTCTTCTAGTTCTTTGAATAAGCCGTCCAGAGTTGAACGTATCTTAGGTAAAGTCTCAACTACTTCAGGGAAGTATTCAGAAGCAATCTGCTCTGCCCTAGCGAAGTTGTTGTTCATTAAGGCATTCTCAAGACTAGCCCAGTTAGGATTGCCTTCTTTAACTTTTTTCATACCTACGTTAAAGAAGTCTTGAAACTCTCTACTTGTGTCACCAATGCGCTGTAGTGTCTTACGGTCTACCTCTCTGAGAGAAACCATTAAAGGTTTACTGAGCTTACCTATCCTAGAAGATATTGGCGCCAGTATTGGGTCTACTTTCTGAGCCAGCCAAGACTTAGTGTATATAGGATTTTCAAGCTGCCTTACAATCTCAAACGCTTCTTCTTTAGTAGGTACTACAAAGGGTCTATCAGCATCAGCCAAAGTCCTAGTTACTTTAGCGGTGTCATATCCAAGATTAGCTTGTACTAGAGGAAGCACCTTATCCTCTGGTATTCCTTTGGTCACTAGCCTAGCTGCTTCTTCTTCCATAGCAGTCAAGGTGTTGTTAGCTGCATCAGCAGACTTCTGACCCGGAGTACGTCTATCTGCCATGTTTATGATAGAGCGTCCTGCGTTTGCTAGTTTTTCTTTACTGGTTGCTATGGCAGAAGGAGCTTCTTTAAGTACCTGTCCTGCCCGTGTAACAGCCACAGGTAAAGTAGCGCCTAGCGCAGTATAAGCAACCAGATTAGCTGCATCAAACTCATTCTGAGCAGCCTGTGAAGCAAGCCCTGAAGCAAGACCTACGCCTCCACCAATAGCCAGCATAGCCTTGGTGCTTTGGCCTACAGGCAATAGTACACTGGGATCTAATAGTCCTTTAGTCAATGCTCCAGTAACATTAGCTCCAGTGCTTCTACCCCATATTTCTTGCTTGGTTAAGGTGTCAGCATGTTCTTCTGCTACATTAGCTGCTTTGTTCTCGCTAAGGCGTTGTAGTCTTTCATCATAACTAAGACTTTGAAACTCATCACCCAGCCCCATCTGTAAAGTAGGCAGTAGGCTACCTTCTTCAAAGCTATAGGTTACTGTAGACTGTGGGAATGCAGCGGTAAGAACTGTGTTAAAGTCCTCCATCAAGCTACTGCCTTGGTCAAAAGCTAAAGTAGCTTCCTCCATAAACGTAGGTTCTTCTACAGTTTCCTTGAGGATCTCACGCTGCGCCTCTAGTTGCTCTTGCTGTACCTGTTGTTCTCTTTCTTGTTGAAGTTTAACCATGTCACCAACGAAGAACTCTTCATCGTTAGGTGTGTACACAGGGAAATCATCAGATGCTGTAGGGTCATAGCCAAAGTCTTGGACAGTAGCGTGCCCACCTTTGATAGCAAACTCCATGATCTCAACATCAGAAGTTCCTTCAGGTACATTAACTAACTCTACTCCATTAGGCAGAGTTACATCTAAAAGCTGAACAGCCATCTAGCCTCCAAAGTCTACTTTTTTATTAGTGCTAGTGCCTTGTGCAGCAGGTGCTAAAGGAGCAGCAGGTCTCTCTATAAACTCACTAAGATCAGGAACAATAAAGTTAGATCCTCCAAAATCATACAGCCCTTCTTCCGCAGACATATATTTAGAACTCATCACATCCTTAAACGCTGTTATCATTTCTTGCTGAACAGATGTTTTATTAAGTTTAGCTCTTTCTTCAGCTATTCGCATTACTGTTACATTGAAATTAAACTGCGCAGCAGGAGGAAGCTCTGTCCAATTTTCTTTCATTACTTCAGGCAGTAAATCTTCTGTTTCTAAAATAGTTTCAAGCGTCTTTCCTGTAGATGGCTTTATTGAAGGGACAGTAGTTGATCCTTTGATAATAGGAAACACAGGATTCTCTGCACTTACAGGCACCCATTCTCCTCTCTCAAGAGTAGAGTACACTCCATTAATAGTGGATGTTATTTTAGCTGAACCGTCTGGCCCTACAACAGAACCTACTTCTGGTTTGGTAGACTTAATCCCGGCAGCTAAAAAAGAACCTACTTGTTTCCTATCTAAAAACCCATTCTCTACTAGAGGTCTTAATGTTTCTATTTGCTCTGTAGATTTCAAGGAATCTAAATAATCTAAAGCAGTTTGTTTCTGTTTGCCTTTTTCTGCTCTTCCTAGTAAAAAACTAAGTGTTCCTTGAGACATGGGTTTGGAATCTTTGCCGTACAGACTAGAAAACATATCTTGTTTTTCATATCCCAAAGAGCTTACCAGACTACGTTGCTGTTCTATATCATTTTCGTCAACAGCCCTAGCTCTACGCTGAGTAGCTAGATAACTAGATCCTTGTTCAGGACTATATGTCCCGTCTCTAACGTATTCAGCTTCTTGAGATTCACCCATGTTTTCTAAAGCAGTAGCTACGCCTTCTATTCTACTAACCCTACGCTGTTCTATAGCAGCTGTCCTAGCATCACTAGCCATCTGTCTACGCAACTGTACTGCTTGCTGACCTAGTGTATTTCTTTTGTCTGGATCTGTCTCAAACTTGAGCCTAGCTTCAATAGCTTCTAGTTGACCAGCAGCAGTGGTTCTATCTATGCCTGATGTAGCAGCCAGTATTTTTTCTTCAGGAGTCCTCATGTCCATCCCAAGCGCACCGCCAATGTTTCTAGCAGCTTGCTGTGCAAAGGGACTTATAGCAGGTTGACCAGTTAGTAACCCAGTAGTACCTTGAGTAGGTGATACTTTGTAACGGTCTAAGACCCCTGTTCTTTCAAGAATACCCATGTTTACTTAATTCCTATTAGCTTTAACAAACCAGAGCCTACGTCCCCTATTTCACCAAACAAGCCGCCTAGTCCTGCGCTAACTCCTCCAGCAGCAGCAGCCGCTTGTTGTCCTTGTGCGCCCAATAGAGCACTATAGATCTGTGCTATGTTCTGTGCTCTAGCTTGTTCAGCACCTACAATATCTTCTAATCCAGAGACACCTGCTTCAGTCATCAAGCTAGCACCCTGTCTACGACCAACATCAGCAATACTAGCTAGCTGTGCACCCGGGCCAAGGGTAGACAATAGTTGTTGCTCAGGCAGATACTGTAATCCCATAGCAGCGCCAATGTTACCTAACTGTGCTTGTTGTAGTCCTTGAGGTAATGCTGCTGCTCTACCACCAAGACCAAACATGCTTTCAGCAAGTCCCATCTGCTGCAATTGCTCTGCTTGTGCTTGTCCTAATGCACCTAGAGATGCCCTAGCCTTAGCTTCTTCCTGTGCTTGTGCTAACGCTAGTTGCTCAGGAGAACCACCAAACTGTGCTGTACGTAAACCTGTGCGTCCCTGTGCAGCTAGACGTTCTTCTAGTGCAAGCTGTTGACGCTGTTCTTCAGGTCGCTGTGTAGCTCTAATGCGTTCATAGACATCAGCTTCCCTTTGTGCCATAGGAGCCATAGCCCCCGTTAGGAAGCCTCCTACGCCGCCTAGAGCCTGCTGTTGGATCCCTGATACATCTGGTGTACCCATGCCTCCCATTAGACCACCTGTGATGCCCTGTAACGCCTGCTGTTGAGCAGCCATCTCAGGAGACAGTGTAGTAGTATACCCACCTTCAGGAGTAGTTGCTACGCCACCAAAGCCTGTGGATACTGTAAAGGGTCTAAAGGCTGATGCTTCTGCACCTTGCTGACCAATCTCCTGCATACCTGTAGCAGCTTGTTGAGCTACATCTCTTAAAGAGTTTAACTCATTGATACTAAGGCCAGCGCCAAGTAGTGATCCTCCAGCACCTCCAAGGAAGTCACCAATACTTCCTCCAAGATTAAGAAGATTACCAAAAAATCCTCCAGTCTCTGAGCTTGTTCCTGAGCCTGTTCCTTGTGGTTGCATCTCTATATTCCTTCTAAACTATTACTGTTGTTACTATCGTTACCGCTGCTGTCACGGCAGACGCAACAACAAGCCAAGCAAGTTTCTCCCAACGCAGAGCATGTGAGTCAGTAGCCTTCCTTAGTTCCCTAAGTTCAACTATTGCCTCTGCCCAACGCTCACCACATTCTTTCTCATGTTGAGCTATGCGGTCTAAAGCCTCTATAGCTAAATCTTGATGAGTCACTTGCTTTTGCTCCATCATTACCAAGGTACACAATCAGCGGTTGTAGGGTTCTTCTGCTCATTGATGTTAGCAGTCAGCGCAGCTTCAATAGCATCTTGGTCTAACTCACCCTGTACCCAGCCAATGACATCAGCTTCAGTTAGGTCATCATATGCGATGTATCCTTCAGAGGAAGGGTCTGGGGTAAACCCACAGGTTCCGTAGGACGAAGCACTGTAGGTCTCCTCCCCCACAGTTTCTTCTTCAGTAACCCGCCAGTGGGCTACGATAACGCCTTGGTCTGAGTCTGTGTTACGTTCTAAAGTTGCAATAGTCCATGTAGCCATTTTAGTTCTCCAGTTAAATTGCTGAGATGATGAAGGCGAGTAAGTTTTCATAACAGACATTTAGTCTAGCTTGCTCGTTACCGTCTTCGTCTGTTGTTGTTGCTGATTTATAAACTTGATAATCGTTAGCATCTAAGCCTTCAGCGGTAAACGCAGCAGCCAAGTCTTGTGCAATGATTCCAAAGTGTATGTTTGCACTATCACCTTCTGCCTCTACGGTATCAATGAACCTAAACGCTTTTAGTAAGCCTTTAGCTGCTACTGCAACATTGCGTTCTGCGTCCGTTAAGTCACGAATGTCCTGCTTCATGTTGCGGTCAGAACTTGTATATGTAGAGCCGCTACGGTAGATGTCTTTGAAGCGAAATGCTGATGGTGTAGATCTTCCTAAATCAATGGTTGCGTCAACAGCATTACCGTTTTGGGCAGGAAGAAGCGCATCACTATTATGAAACAGTAATCCAGAACCAGCGGCAACACCTTGAACAATAATTCCGTCACCACCTGATGACAGAATACTACCTACGGGTGTCGTATCACGGTAAAACGACACCAATGCACCATCAGTACTCTTGCGGTTAATTAAGACGGGAGTCCCTGCGCGTGTAACAAACAGGCGGTCATTTGACCCATCAATCTCAATCCCCGCTGTGTTGTAGTCGGATGCAGTCTTCCCCACCAGCAAGTTGTCGCCAGAGATTCGCATGGCTTCTGTGGTGCCTGTTAAGAACTTCATGTTGTTAGCGGTGTGGCTCATTTCAATTGAACCAGCCACGGTGTACCCAGTACCGTAGGTGAACTGAACTCTACCTGCTGGATCATCTCCACCCGTTGAAGGTACGTTTAAGCGCAATGTTGCCTGCCTAGCACCGCTAGTAGACGTTGTGCGTACTGTAGAAACTACTTCGCCAGTAGAAGATACATCCAATAAAGACGCAGGATCTCCACCAATACCAACATTCTCAGAACTATCAATAGTAATAGCCGTGGCATTGCCATTGTCATCAATACTAGTGCTCAGGAGTCCTCTGGATACTTGTGTTAAAGCCATTACGGTGTCTCCGTCTGTGCAGCGTTATAAGCTGCTATCGCCTCTGTGGTATGGAAGGTATTGCACATGGCCTGAACCTCTGTGCTTTCACTTGTCCAATCGTCTACTGGTGATACTGTGTGGCGATGAAAGGATCTGCTGATCTCTGTACCGTCCCTGCTGATGATAGTAGATGTACGGACTTGGATAACTTTCCAGCCTCCGCAGTCTACTACTTCAATCTTGTCTTCTACTGTTGCTTCTGAAAGTGCCATATTTTATCTCCTTTTATGGACTGTCCGACCCTAGAATCCACTAGAGTTATGGTTGTTAAAATGCTACTTGATATACACCGCTAACATAATATGGTCTGCCGTTGTCAAACTGGTCAGCCGTTACATAATCGGAGCTTGCTGCCACCTCTTTGGCGTAAAAAGATGAAGTACCACCAGCAAAATAATTTGTGGCTACTTCGCTTACTGATACGTTGTCAAACCAAATGGAGCCACTCATTTGAGAACTGCCTGCCGCTACTTGAAAAGGAAGTCCTTGTATTGATACAGAACCAGTCAAAGAACTACCGTCATTCCTAGTCACGTAAGCGGTCACATATACAAGTGAGCCAATTTTCACATATTTGGCGTAACCCACAGTAGTAGTAAGAGTTGTGGCGCCAGATTTTGTTACGGGAGTCCACGTCCCTTCTTCATAGTCATCCAGCGTTTTGCTTGAGACAGCACCGCCAGTATTACCAAAGACAACACCGCCTGACAGCCAGAGGTCTTTGAAGCGGTTAGATGAATCACCAATATCAATAACCCCGTCACTAAGCGCATCGTTTTTTAAGGGATAATGTGCAGATGTGCCATAAAGCGTGCCTGACTGATTGCCTGCGGATTGTATTTTTAGGAAAGATCCAGAGTAACTACCAATACTACCCACGATTGACCCGTCTTTACGGAACTGCACGATATTGCCATCGGTAGTTTGACGATTAAATGTCGCAGAAACATCTGATGATGTTCCTATAGTAAGTTGAGCGTTATTACCGTCTAAAACGACACCTTCAGGTGAACTAGAACCGCCAACTCCATTTATCGTAGTAGTCCCCACCAAGAGATTACCGCTGTCTAGTCGCATGCGTTCTGTGCCAGCAGTTTCAAAAGCTATGCGGTCTGCTGACTTTAAAAGTAAAGGGTCTGTATCAGACTCAACTGTAGCAGCATTGTTGTCGGTGTATAAAAGAAGGCTTCTTGTATTATCAGAACGTGATGCTTTAATTTTGCCAGCAGAGGCTATGGTTAATGCTTCACTTGGACTGCTAGTGCCAACACCAACACGGTTGTTAGTTGCATCTACATGCAAGGTATCTGTGTCAAAGTAGAAATCTCCAGAAGCAATCTTGGCTGGAGTAACACTAGCATCAGCAGGTACATTTACAGCAGTAGGCTGGATAGTCATGGCCTCTACAGCAGAACCATTGGGAGGTGCAGTAGAAAATGTTAAGGTAGTACCAGAGACACTATAGGTATCTTTGTTCTGGTAAACACCATCAATGTATACTTGAGTATTATTCTCGTTTAAAGGATCATTGCTCAAGGTAAGCGTAGTATCTACTCCATCACCTGTCATTGTATCACTGACTAGGTTAGATCCACCACCGCCACCAATGGCTCCCCAAGCGTCTGTGTAACCTTCAAACTGCTCTAGGCTGCTATTGTATCTAAAGTAACCAGCAGCGCCTGTAGGACGCTGTGCAGTAGTTCCTGTAGGTACATGGACAGCATCAGTAGCAGAACCAACGTCTAAGGTTACATCAGGAGATGCGTTAAGAAGACCCACACGCTTAGTAGAAACATCTACATTAAAAACAGGATAATTAAGACCGTCTACAAGAAAAACCTCTAAATCTCCTGCAACATCAAGGTCTGTTAAGTCACCAACACTTGTAATGTTAGTCTGCGCAGCAGTAAGTACAGAACCTGTCAAGTTACCAGTTACGTTACCTGTAACATCACCAGTTAGATCTCCTGTGACATCTCCTGTAACATTGCCAGTTACATTACCAGTAAGGTTGCCTGTGACATTACCTGTGACAGGAGCAGTAACACCGGCAAACGTAGGGCTATCAGTAGTAGCTACACCTTGGTTCAGTGCTTTGACTGATGCTTCACTGGTTAGCTCACTGTCCATCAAGGCACCAGCAGCAGTTACATTAGCTGTGTCAGTTACATCTGCACTGGCTTCAATGCCGTCTAGTTTAGATTCATCAGCGTCAGTAAAAGCATTAGTGTTTGCATTAGACTCATAAGCAGTCTTAATCTCAGCAGCAGTCTGGTCAGCAGTAGCCCCTGATTCAATACCATCTAGCTTAGTGCCATCAGCAGCTACGTCACGTCCATCTAAGAGGCCATCAGTAGTCAAGTTACCTGATACTACTGGGGTAGATAAAGTCTTGTTAGACAGCGTTTGTGAGCCTGTCAGGGTAGCTACAGTAGAGTCAATGGCTAAGGTAACACCAGTGCCTGAAGCAGTGGAGTCAATACCTGTGCCACCTAAGATACCTAGAGACTCAGAGTCTAGGTCAATGTCAATGCTAGTAGAGCCATCAGTTACATCAAGATCTTGTGCAGTAACCTGTGAGTCTACGTAGGCTTTGACTGACTGTTGCGTAGGCAGCAACGTAGCGCTGTCGGATGCCATGTTGTCTTCATCTACAAACGCAGTAATAGCAATAGTACCATCAGAGATAGTCTCAAAGGTAGTAGTGCCAGTCAACGCAGCATTGTTAGTATTTGCTTTAGTTGCTGATGCAGTTGCAATGTTATTGAACTCTGTGTCAATCTCAGTGCCTTTGACAATCTTAGCAGCGTTACCTGAAGGTAGTGAGTCTTTTGCTGCAAAGTTTGTAGTCTTAGTATAGTTACTCATTAAATTGTTCTACCTATAAATGCTTCAATGTTTACATCTTGTATTGAGAAGGCTTTGCCGTTAATAGTTGCGTCTAAGCCAATAGTTACTACTCTACCAGAGCCTGTAGCTTTTGTTGTTGCTTTGTTTACAACAATAGAAAAATTGTATTGTGAAGTTTCTACGTTGTACTCAGATATCCCATACTCTGCAATAGACGCATCGTCTACTGTTAACAGTTGCTTGGTGTATCCTTCAGTATAATCATAGCCCCAGTTTAGTAATAAACTTGTCCCTTGACCACCTACAATTGTAAATGTTATTTCTTTTAAGAGTTTTAGTCTACTAGCGTCACCAAAAGATAAACTATGTGTGTAATACTTCATAGTATAAGTAGAACCATCGTCTAAGAAACCAGAGTATTCGTTGATACCTTTAGAGTTACCAAAGTAAATCTCATTGTCATCTGTATTAGTTCCACACAAGATACCAGTAAAGGGCCATGTAGTTACCCTGTTACCACCATTTTCTAGCTTACCTCTTACATCAAAACAAAAGACAATGTTGTTTACTTCAGGAAGTATCAGCAAGTAAAAAGCATTTTCTTCACTGTAGACTGACTTAATGTTACCTGTCTCTACTGCTACTGCCTGTACTAGCTCATCACGTACATTGATAGATACATCGCCAATAGGGTTAGACTTTTCTTGAATAACCCTGCCTAAGCTACGTACACCAGAGTCAGACAAGAATAACAAGTCTGTTCCTGTAGACTGTACACTGTCTCTAGCAATACAGCCAATGTTAGTAATGACATCAGCAAGCACCATAGTAGACGGTGAGCTTGCACCAGAGTACAATAGAATGCTACGCTTACCAAAGACAACCAACAGGTCGTTAAACTCTGCTAAGGCTACAATCTCATCGTATCCTGTAGGCCACACAGTAGTTAAGTCTAGTGAGCCTGAAGTACCGCCATGCCAGTTGTCACCGTCCAGTAAGTCAGACCAGTACAACGTGTACTTATTTCCTGCTACATCGCCAGCCCAAAGTCTACCAAAGGATGCTAGAGCTTCATTAGCTGCTGGTGCTGCATGTGCGCTATCTGATGTTTCTACTAATGTTGTGCTTCCTGCAACACTTTCAATAGCTGCATGACCCCGTTGAAAGAAGTAAACTTCATTGTTGAAGCTAACCATCTTCCAGTTGTTAGCAGTAATACTATATCCAACAGGTAGCGTTACTTCAGTTAGTGTAGTAGTGCCTGTAAATATCTTGTTGTTACCAGCAGAGAAAACAGTCTTAGTACCATTTCTAGCTACAAACTCAAGTATAGTCTCAATGCCATCACTAGACCCCAATGGTGTTGCGCTAGTTGTTAACTTGTCTAGTCCCTTACGTGCACCAATACGACCAAACTTATCTATTACTACGTTCTCAGCAATAGCAGCAAAGGTTGCATCCTGAGCTACTGGGGAGTCTTGTGTATTAAGTCCCTTAAAGCCCGGAGCAGCAATATAAATATGTTCTCTGTTCTGAGCCATTATGGAACCGTGTAAATGAATTCTTCAGGATTCTTATAAGCATCTAATGCAATAGCATCAGACAAGTGCTTATCTGCAATCAAGAAGTAATCCTGTGCTGTAGTACCGCCTGTTTCACCACGCTCCCTAGCTAACAAAGCTACAGCGTTGTGGACAATAGCATTCTTAGGTAAGACTGTAGTATCTGCATCTCCAGATAACTCAGGCTCCCTAGCAATTAAATCAAAACGTAAACTAAACACACCTGATGGTTTAGGGTATACTCTTACTTTAGTATCATTGTTGCTGTCAATACCACTAAAGGTATATGAGTCAGGACTACCAGTTACTTCACCAGAAATGTAATAAGCATTGTTAAACCAGTTAGGTGTTTGGTAATGCATAAAGAAGTTTGATGTGTCGTTAATGACACTATATATTTTAACACGTTCTCCAGCGTTTGTCAAGCTATATTCTGTAGTATTTTCAACAGTAGGTACTACAATAGTTGTACGTAGTGTAGACCACTGGTGTGCATCCTCTACTATCTGTTTAGCATCGTTAATGAAGTCTCCTACCATCTTGCTGTAGGTGTTCTGTGTTACTGAGGATACTTCTTCTTCTCGTAGCCTACGTAGTACCTCGTTGACTATGTTTAAGTATGTGGTACTCATATTGTCCTTCTTAATATATCTAGCGGTAGTGCAGCCTCTAGTAACTCAGGTGATTGATATTTTTTCTCAAACAAGAAATCTTCAAATAAATCTTCTGTGATGCCCTTAGTAGGTTCAGGTTGTGATATAGCTAATCCAAAAGGTATATTAGGTAAACTAAGTGATGGTAAATCTACTTCAGGTATCTCTACATCTACTTCAGGTAACTCTACATCTACTTTAGGTAACTCTACATCTACTTTAGGTAAGGCTACATCTACTTTAGGTAAGGGTACATCTACTTTAGGTAAAGATACATTTGGTTTAGGTATAGCTTCGTACAATGCTTCTATAGCTTCTTTAGGAGGTTGTAAAACTGCATCGTCAAACGCTGATCCTAGTTCTCTAATAGCTTTAGCAATAGCACTTAAAAACTCTGGTTTTTCTAAAGCAATACCAAAGTTAATACCTAAATCAGGAACACCTCCACCCTGCTGTACGTACTCTATTAAACCTGATCGTAAGGAGTCTTTAAAGTCTTTGCCTTTAATTAACTCTTTTTCTACTTCTACTAGAGCAGGAACTAAATCACTTTGATTAATGTTATACTCAGCTAGTGTGTCTGTGGTTAAGCCTACATTGTTAAGAGCATCTGTAGTAAACTTTTTACCAACAGTTGTTGTCCCGGTTATTTCTCCATCTTCAATAACATTTAAACCTTTGTTTAACAGAGCTAATCCCGGCCTTCCTTTAGCTACATTGTAAACAAACTCTACATCATTGTATAGTGCGGGTGCTTGAGCTTCAAGAATACCTAAGCCACTGTTTATACCAGAGGTAAGTGCAGCTTTTAGTGGGTCGCCACCAGTAGCTCCTGCTACCGCTGCTGATGTTAGTGCCTTGCCTGCGGCTGTTGATACAGCGCCTTGACCTAGTCCCGTGATTGCTGCACCGGGCATAAACAAACCAGCGGTTACTAAAGCTCCTGTTTTGATAGCTTCACTAAGGCCGGGACTACGATCTACAGTTTGTATTTCTGAGAATGTAAAAGGATCGTATAGATACTCAGAGCCATACTTTTTACTTATGCGCTGTGGAGATATGTCATATTTGGCATATATCTCTTGTACTTCAGGTGAGCGTTCATAAGCCTGTATAAGTGCATTCTGATAGCTCTGACCTTCTAGCTGTGCCTGTGCTACAGCAGGAG